AGGGTCGTGCATGTTTCTGGAGGGCGATCTGTGGGACCAGGCTTGCGACAACAGCTACACCTGGAATCTTTCCATGCTGGCAATCTCTCTCTATTGGCTGACCCGGCTGGTGCTGGTCGAAATAGAGGGGCCACCGCGGCGTCCTGGTTTGCCGAAAAGCATGCCGGTTATTTCACTGGCTGACTTGCAGGATGATGTTGGAGTCCCTGATGCCTGATCCCTCCCTTTCTCAGGCAATAAAAGAGGCCTATGCGGCGGCACCGTCTGATGTGGTGATCCTGCATACACTGGAGCTGCGGCATCCTGCCTTTATTGATGATGAGGGTTTTGTGACCGCCATTCGGGTCGTGCGGGATCACGTTGATCTAACGGCACGGCTGGAAACAGGCGCGTCTCTTGATGGCGGGGTCATGGTGACGTTTGTGGCGCTGGCGTTCGATTTGTCCCTGCCACCTATTGATACCGCTCCTGTGCCGGAAATCACCGTGACACTGGACAACGTGTCCCGAGAGATCGTCCGGCATCTGGATGCGGCGGTGGCGACCCAGGACAAAATCGAAATCACCTACCGGCCTTATCTCTCCACTGACCTGGAAGGGCCGCAGATGGATCCGCCGATTACCCTGGTGCTGACTGAGGTGGAGGCCAATGCGCTGCAGATTACGGGTCGGGCGCGGATGCTCGACATCGGCAACAAGGCGTTCCCGGCGGAGACCTATACGGCGAAGCGGTTTCCGGGGTTGGCGAGGTAAATTATGCATTGGGCGGAAACTTATATTGGCATTCCCTGGTCACCCTGTGGGGAGGGTCCCGACACATACCATTGCTGGGCCTTCGTGCGTTATATCCAGAAGCAGCATTTTGGCCGGATGTTGCCGGGCATTCCCAACCCCGAAGATGTTCTCGCCATTGCGCGCGGATTTCGAGATCACCCGGAACGGCGGCGCTGGAAACTAGCCACGACGGCAATTGAAGGGGATTGCGTTCTCATGCGCCAGGCTCGTTATCCCATTCATGTCGGCATTTGGCTCGGTGTTGACGATGGTGGGGTGCTCCATTGCTCCCAGGAAGCTGGAGTGGCGTTTCAAACTTTAAACTCTCTGTCTTTGAACGGCTGGAGTGTTGAGGGCTTTTACAGGTTTACCGAATAATGCTGGCTTCAGTCGTCATGATGAATAACCCGTTCCAACCGGAACGTGGCCGAGAGGTTATGCCCGTGGCTCGGTCCTCGACTGTCCGGGGTTGGCTCGACGGTCAAGGTATATCCGAATTCGACCGCCCGACGATTTGCCTACATAACGGCCAAGCCATCCTTCGGGCGAACTGGTCAACAACAGTTATTGATGACGGCGATGTCATCACCTTTGTCGCCCTTCCTCACGGCGGCGGCGGCGGCGGCGGTGGTAAAAACCCGCTCAAGACGGTTCTATCCATCGCTTTGATGGTGGCTGCACCAGGGATCGGAGGTGCACTTGCAGGATCCATGGGTTTAACCGGCAGTCTGTTTGCCGGGACCGCCTTTGAAATCGGCTGGGGTACGATCCTGGGTGGGGTTGTGTCTCTGGCGGGATCCGCTTTGATCAACGCCGTTATTCCGTCACCGCGACCATCTGTGCCAAGCGTGAGTTTTAGCTCTGTCGGATCAACGCCAGCGCCAAGCCCGACTTATTCATTGTCCGCCCAGGGTAATGAGGCCCGGCTGGGTCAGCCAATTCCGGTTCTCTATGGGCGACATCTGATCTACCCAGACCTTGCAACGCAGTCCTATCAGGAATTTGTCGGCAACGAACAATACCTGTTTCAGCTCCATGTGATCGGGCAAGGCGAATATGATCTTGAGCAGGTCCGTATTGAGGACACCCCGATTTCTTCGTTTGAAGAAGTTCAAACCGAGGTCGTTGGCCCCGGCGGTAGTGTCACCTTGTTTGAAACCGACGTGGTGACCGCGCCTGAGGTTGCTGGGCAGGAATTGATAAGCGTTGCCGATGGCGGTAACTGGATAGGGCCTTTCACTGCCAACCCGGCAACGACCCTGGCCGGGAATATAGGTATTGATGTGATCTTCCCGCGTGGCCTCTATTACGCCAATGATGCAGGCGGGCTCGATACGCGTAGCATCCAGTGGGAAGTGCAGGCGCGCGCCCTTGACGATCAGGGTGTTGCTATCGGTTCCTGGATCACCCTCGGCTCTGAGACCTATTCTGATGCGACCAATACGGCTCAACGGCAGAGTTTTAAGTATGCCGTTACGCCGGGGCGATATGAAGTGCAATTGCAACGCCTCGATACCAAGGACGCTTCGTCGCGCGCCGGTCATGAAATCCGCTGGGGCGGGCTTCGCTCCTATCTGGACGGGACACCTGATTTTGGTGACTTAACCATTTTGGCCGTGAAGATGCGGGCGACCGACAACCTGTCGCAACGATCTGCACGTATGATCAATTGCATCGTCACCCGCAGGCTGCCGATATGGGATTCCGTGACGGGGTGGAGTGCGCCGACACCCACTCGTTCCATCGCGTGGGCTTTTGCCGATGCCTGCCGCTCCCAATATGGAGCCAAGTTGGTTGATGCTCGGATCGATTTAAATGCCCTGGTAGTCCTTGATCAAACCTGGGCTGGCCGGGGTGATGAATTTAACGGCATCTTTGATAGTTCTATGACCGTCTGGGAGGCGCTTAATCGCATCGCTCGCTGTGGTCGGGCCGTGCCGGTTCTGCAAGGGGGCATTGTTCGGATATTCCGAGACGCGGCCCAGACGTTACCTATCGCCATGTTTAGCCCCCGCAATATCGTCAAAGGGTCGTTCAAGATTCAATACATCATGCCGGGTGAGGAAACGGCAGACTCTGTCACTGTCACTTTCTTCAATGCCCGTACATGGAAGCCCGACGAGGTTACGTCGGCATTGCCTGATAGCGCCATTGAGAAACCTGCCAAGGTTTCTTTATTTGGCTGTACCGGTGAGGCTCAGGCCCAGCGGGAAGGTCTCTATATGGCTGCCGACAATCGGTATCGCCGAAAGCTGGTGTCTTGGTCGACGGAACTGGAGGGGATGATCCCCACTTATGGCGACCTGGTCGTGGTCACCCATGACATGCCTCATTGGGGACAAGGCGGCGAGGTGGTGGTGTGGGATGACCAGGCACAGGTGATGGCACTATCAGAGCCGATTATCTGGGAGCCAAATACCGGTCATTACATTGCTCTGCGTCGTCGTGACGGCTCTCTTGCCGGGCCGTTCCTGGTGGAAGCCGTGGCCGGGGATGACCGGCATGTTCACCTGCTAGAATCTATTGATATCACTCCCTACACCGACACTTCGGAAGAACGCACCCACTTTGCTTTCGGGGTGGGCGATGCCTGGGGCACCAAGGCCCGTGTTATTGCTGTCAAACCCCGTGGTGAGAATGTGGAAATTACCGCAGTTGCCGAAGACGTTCGCGTTCACGAAGCTGACCTCGCCGCCTGATAAACGACCAAATTAAAAGGAATAAAACAATGAACCGACCTTCTATGGAGGACGGGCATGTACGCATGCCTGAAGAGGATTTTGAAGAACTCATGGAATTAGCAGCCGAGCGCGGGGCCAAACGCGCCCTTGCTAACGTTGGCTTGATTGATGAGCACGCCGCCAACGACATTCGGGATCTCCGCTCCCTATTGGGGGCGTTTCGTATGGCTAAGCACACCGCCTGGTCGACCGTTATCAGGCTGATCACGACGGGATTGCTCCTCGCCTTGATGGTGGGGCTCGCCATTAAGCTCAAACTGTTCGGAGGGGTACCGTGATGCCGCGTTTTTCTGAAACATCACTGGCCCGGCTTGCTACCTGCGATTCCCGCCTGCAACGGGTATTCCAGCAGGTCGTTGGTGAGTTTGATTGCACCATCATTGAAGGACACAGGAATGAGGTCCGCCAGAATAGAATGGTGGATGAAGGCAAGAGCCAGGTTTGTTGGCCGAACGGCAAGCACAACACTGTGCCGTCATTGGCCGTTGACGTTTGTCCCTATCCTGTTGTTTGGGATGACCGGGAGCGCCAAACGCTGTTTGCAGGGTACGTGCTGGCGACCGCTAAGGCCATGGGCATTGATCTTCGCTGGGGCGGTGACTGGGACCGAGACACTGAGGTTCGGGACAATTCGTTCGATGATTTGGTTCATTTTGAGATTGTGGAATAAG